AAGTTGAATTTATTTAAAAATTCATCAATTTCATTTGTTTGCGAACAATTTTTATAAACTTCTGAATCATTAATTTCTATATAGATAGATTCGATAGAATCTAAATGGTCTGATAAACCTTGTAAAGCTAATAATTCAGCTCCTTGAATATCTATATTCAGAAAATTAATTTTTTCTAAAAATGCCTCTTCAGACAAGATTGAATTTAATGTTTTCGTAAATCTTTTTTCTTCGTGAGTGTAGTAAATATCTGGAAATAAATTAGAATGTTCGCCCAAATCTAAAATAGATGAAGATTGAGTGTTATTGGCTATTTTGAATATAACTTCTTTGTCGTCCTCATTAGATACTACAGCATTAGTAACTTTATGAATAGATGTATCTAAACGATCAGATAGTTTGTCAGCTAAATCCGTATTAGCCTCTATCCAATGAATTTTTTTCGCTCCGCATTGAATATAACCATCTAGCTCTTGGGCTTCGTGCGCTCCAACATGCAGAATATTTGTTAAGTTTAACTTATATTTTTCTTTTAGGTAATTTAACTGTATAAACATATTTATTAATTTTTTATTGATACTTCTTTCCAGTTTAAAAATGGAAATATATCTCCATGCCATTCTCTGTATTCTTTTTGAACTGGGCAAATAACATTATTTTGATTTCCTAAAAATCCAATCCACCAACTAAACGTTCCCAAAGAAAGTATTTTGTTTTCAAATTGACATCCAAATATTATAGTTTCTTCTGGCGAACTTTCAAAAATTTCTAAATTAAATTCATTGCTAAGTTGTTTAATGATGTCATTATTGGGAGAATCGCTTGATATGTATCCACCGTTTAGACCTATTAAAGCTTTACGATAATAATTTATATTGCAGCTTGCTTCATCATTACATATATCACCAAGCCTGACATGCACGAATGCATCTTTTTGATTTTTATTTTCATTTAAAAATAAATGCTTATTTTCTTTTAATAGTTTTAATATTGTTCTATTTTGAAAAAAACCATCTAAAATTAGATTTTTATTTATATTTTCTTCGTTGAGCAAATTGCAAATATTGTGATCATTTATAATTAAGCTTTCTTCGTAAACATGTTCGTTTTTGCTCAAATCAAATTTCAAAATATTATTTGATAATGGATTTTCAATTGATTGATTGAATTTCTGAGAGAATATTAATGCAGTAAAATACTGAAAAAGATTATTTCCAAATCTTCCTTTATAGTTTATATTTATCATAATATATAAGAATTTTCAAAAAATGGTTGAGATGGATACACGGTGTCAATTGTAGTATTTCTTAATTGATATTTTTCAGGCTGATAAATAATTTCTTTTTTTAAACAAGCCGTTAAACAAAATGAAGAATTAGATGATATTATATTATGTGCTAAATGCAAGCAAGTCCAATCAATATTGTATTCATTTTGAAGAAATTCTATGTTATATGAATTATCAATTTGATGAATAAAAGAAATTAATTCTTTAGCTTTATTAGCATCATCTGAAAATACAAAAATATTTTTTATATTTTTGTGGTTTTTATTTAAATGCTTAATGCATTTTTCGTAATATTCAAATGGAAGTCTTAAATCATGACCTAAATGACCATTAAAATCTGAACCTCTGTAGTGTAAGCATATAGAGTCGCGACTCATGATTCTGCTGAAATTCAAATTTATGAAATCTAAAATATTTTTTTTTATTTTTATTTCTTCAAAAAACGTTTTGCAATACAATGGTACGTTATAAAACCAACCAGAAAAACATACATTATTGGGGATGATCAAATTTTTATCATTAAGAATTTGTAAACTGGTTTTTAAATTAGATTGATCAAGCTGACAAAGCTCAGAAATATTATGGCTAAAAGCTTCTGAAAAATAATTAATCAATTCCAATTGATTTGAATGTTTAAATGTTTGTAATTCAAAAACTTCATCTAAATTAGATTCTATGGGTATTACTAATTCATAGCTTCTTTTTTTGCTAAAATTATAACAAAATAATAAATGCGATAAATGATTACCAAATGATTGATTTGGTCCATAAGTTTTTAAATTGCCAGAATTAAGAAAGATTTTTTTTAATGCCATTCTATAATTTCTTGATTTTTATTTTTAAATCTTTTGATTAGATCTAGTTTTAAAAACTCATGATTTTGATTATGAACATGAAATTCGCAATATATTTTCTTAAAGTTTATATCATTATCTAATATTTGATTTAGTACACCATACTCGACACCTTCGGCATCAAGTTTTAAAATGCATTCTTCCGTATTTATTTGAAATTCTTCAATGATATCAAGTATTGTAGTTGTGAATATATTATAATAATTAAATTCATTAACTTTTATATTCCACCTCGCTAAGCTATCATTCATGAAATGTTCTCCCATTACAGTAGCGCCAATACATTTATTTTCATCAGCTCTTGTCATTAGAATCGTATCTTTCACTTCTATATCAAGACCCTTCTTAATTAAAAAAGAATTTTTTATAGATTTAATATCTTCTTCTAAATCTGGCCAGCATTCTGGGTTCGCTTCAACAAAAATCTTTACGTCTTCTTCATTTATGCATTCAAAATTCTTTAAAAGATTGAATCCAGCCAAATCATTACATCCTATGTCTAAAATTGTTTTCATCTGTTTATTGATTTCTCTATGTAATTTTTAAAATTATTTTGGTTAAATTCTTGATAAGCTTTTAAACAATTATCTCTCATTGAAGCTTCTTTTTCTTGGGGAATTTTATCAATAATATTATTTAATTCATTATATGATAAATTTTCAAAATCATCTTCTGATATAATAAGAATAGTATTGTCCCAATCCCAATCGGGAAGAACCCAATTATCTGAAATTAAAATAGGTATGGCTCCAGCAGATAAACTCTCCCAAAATCTTACAGAAGATGGAGATGATCCTCTGGGGCATAGAGAGAATCTGCTTCTTTCTAGGATGTCTTGATATTCTTTTTCTTCTTTTTGTCTATAATTTTCAATAAAAAACGAATTAGAATCTATATGATAACTATCTCGATAAATAATATTATCGCCGTTAATTCTATTCACCATCCTGCCTCTAATTGGGTGAGATGTATGAGTCCCAACAAAAGATATGGGTATATTTTTATATTTTGTGTTGTCAAAATTAAAACTACATGTAAATGCTATGGGGATAATATCAATTCCTTTAGTAATAATATTGTTTTTATCATGTAAGGGCGAAAACACTGTGTCAATATTTAAAAACTTAAATATATCAATTAGTCTCATATAGTCATCATGTTGACAAATAGTGAAATTATTTTTTTGCTCTATATTTATTTTTGAAATTTCATTAATATAGTGTTGCATTGGTTGTTTGTTTGGAAAATCTAACCAATTAGAATTTAATATCTGCGTCCAAGGAATTGCAATATAATTAATATCTTCTTTATTTTTGAGCTGTTGAAAGCACAAATATTCAATAGGAAATTTGTCATACGGAAAAATATCTTCGAAATAAGAATAAATCATATATTTGTATATCATTAATAATTTAAAAAGTCAAATACTTTTTGCATTAGTTGAGTTTTGAGTTTTAAATTAGGTGAAAAATTTGCATGAAAAACATTTAATTCTTGAGGAAGATTTATTTCGCAATCTTCATTGTACATTTTGTTTAACATCCCAATAGTAAAACACTTATAGTCAAATAAATCCCATTTAAGATTTTTAAACTCATCTATTGATAATAAGTGATTGGCGCAATATTGATCATCTTTATGCAGATGAAGATTAAATAATAATTCATTAAAAAATTTTACTATTAAATTGTTTTTTACACACGCAAAGAATCCCATGCAAACTCCAGATGAATCCCATTGAAATACTATATCTTTATTAAATAAGGATTCTTTAATATAATCTTCTATGTTGCTGCATATTAATATATCACAATCAGAATGAATCATTATTTCTCCTTCGCTGCATTGATTTAGACTATCAATGATATATTGAATTTTATTAATCATTGATTCTTGCCATCCGTTTGAATGGTAATCTCCAGAACATTTTTGATCTATTTTTCTAATTGTTAAATCTAAATTACAATTTTTAAAAAAAGATTTTAAAAAAAGATCTAATAAGTGTTTATGCGAATCACTATAAAATGTAAAAATTTTCATTGATATTTCTTTTTAATTTTTAATTCTTCTTGTAAAATTTTTTCTCTAAATTCAAGATTTGTTGACACTCCTAGTGGATTAAAATAATAAAGACCCACTATCTCTTCTATATTTTTAAATTTAATGTTATTTTGTAATACTTTCATCCACATATCATAATCAGAAGCAGAATGATAAGATGTATCGAATTTACCACAAATATCATGGATTGATTTTCTCCATACGGGCATACAATGTGGGGAATTATGAGATAATTGATTTTCTAAATTAAATTCTAAAGCGGGGAAAATGCTTTGCGATTGACAATTTTCAAACACTTCGTTTTCAATTTTTGAAATAATTGTTGGACCATAACACCCATCATATTCCTTATTTTCTTCTAGAAATTTTACTTGTTTTCCAAGCGAATTATAAGATCTTCTGTCGTCTGTATTCCAATTTGTTAAAATATCTGAAGTAGAGATGTCTATGCCAATATTCCAAGCTTCATAAATTGAGCATTTTCCAACCTTGGAATATTTGAAATTAGGAATATCTAAGAATTTTTCAATAATTGAAAAGTCTTCATCGTCTTCATTGGCATCCAGCAATAAAACTTCAGATTCTGAAAAAATGCTCTGTCTTTTGACATCAAGCAAAAAATCTAATATAAATTTTGAGGATTTATATATGGAAGTTATAACTGATACCCTAGGCTTATTCATGATTAATTATTAAAGTTACTTACATAAGCTTCCTTTTGGCGAGATGCTATCTTTTTAAATCCCTCAATGTCTTCTTCTTTGACATTTACATAAACCTTGCTTCTAGGAACACAATAAATACTTCCATATTTGGCTAAATCAAAACACATATTAACATGATCACAATGGATATCACAACTCCACCAAACCTTATTAAAGAACTCGGATTTTATGATTGCAAATCCTCCAAAAGCGGAGAGACATCTAATGGGTTTTCCAATTCTCCAATCAAATTGGTCCTCTTTTTTATACGATGGACAATCAGAGAAGTAAAGCCCAGTATTTCCATGCTTGTCTCTGAAGGGGTACACATCATAATAAGAATCCTGAGAAATTCCAAAAGTATAATCTGGGATAGGCTGCCTGACATTTGGAGTAGTCATTACGGCTTGGCCCAATCTG